GCGACTACTGGTGGAGCTGGAACAGGTGGTTATGTAATATTTTTTGATGATGGGGGTCAATAAAAATGGCATACGTAATTATTGCAAATAATCAAATTTACAGAATCGCCTCAAATGAAGCTGAAAAAAATGAATTAAATATAAATGAAAATGATTACATCGTAAAAGAAATAAGTGATGCTGATTTTTTAAGATTAAGAAAAGACGATGTTATTACTTCATTTGCTAACGACACATTAAGCATTACAAATAAAGAAGAAGAAAACACGATTATAGGATCAACACCCGAAGAAATAAAAGAGGAATCTATAAAACTTTTAAAACAATATCATGAAGATTTAATTAAACAATTTGATGCTTTTTTAATTGGTGATAATAATTCAACTAAATCTTTGTATTCGACAATACAATCATATAGAGACTATTTAAATAATTTAGATTACGATTCTTTGACTTACCCTCTTAATAAAACATGGGAACAATACTGCCACGATAACTCTATTAGTTATATAAGTGCTTTACAAATTCCTTAATTGACATTAATAACTAATAATGTTTTCAAACATTATAGAATTTCAATGTTCGAAAGAATATATTGAAAATAATAAAGATAACTTACCTGTTCCTACAAAACTTAATATACCTGAGTGGTACAAAAAATTAAAACATCATCCGGTAGAAAAGACTATTAAAGGCTGTATGCCTTTTTTGGACACTTTTACAACTGGTTATATATTAAAATTAGATCAGGACATATATTTAGAACATAATGTTGAAGTTGATGGTCAAAAAACTAGCAGAAGTTTACCAGCCATAGCAGAAGCTGATTTAAATACAAAACATACGTACAATATAAATTTAAATTATAAACCATTGATGGCAACCTCCCATCCATTAGAACAAATAGGTGAATGCCCCTATGGTAAAAAAAATAAAAATTTTTCAATTATGAAAATACATAATCCTTGGTTTATAAAAACACCTCCAGGATATTCTTGTTTATTCCTACCGCCCTTAAATAATGAAGATGATAGATTTTCAATCATCCCTGGAATTGTAGATACGGACAGTTTTCAATTAGAAATAAACTTTCCGTTTGTAGTCAATGGAGATAAATATCCTGAATTAATAACTACATTAAAACGAGGAACACCTTATGTTCAAATAATTCCATGTAAAAGAGAAAATTGGAAAATGAAAATAGTAGAAAAAAAAGGATCGACAAATGATCGTTCATTTTTTTATTATAAACAAGTTGTAGATAATTACAAAAACAGATTCTGGAAGAAAAAACAATGGAGGTAAAAAATCTTGAAGATTATGTTAAAGTTTATGAAAATTTTTTACCTGTTGATTTATTAGAGGCACTTACAAAAATTTGTAAAAATTCAGAGAAATTTGAGGACGCTGATATTTTAGGTTTTGATCATAAAGGTGGTCATATTAAAAAAGATATTAGAGATACACTAAAATGGACACTCCAAGGTTTGCAATCTAAGACTTTAACTGAAGTACATTGGACAAATGTGTTATGTTATTTTTTCAAAAATGCGGTGGAAAAATATTTAGAAAGTTTTGAAGAAAATATAAGTTTTCAAGTAAATGAAATTCAAATTTTAAAATATAAAATTGGTGGTCACTATAAATTTCATATAGATTCTGATGCAGTAGCACCTAGAACATTTAGTTGCATTTTTTTAATTAATGATGATTATGAAGGTGGTGATTTGGTTTTTAAATATCCCGATAGTGCAAAACAATACACTATAAAAAGAAAAAAAAATACAATGATAGTTTGGCCTAGTAATTTTTTATTTCCTCATTCAGTCAAACCTGTTACTAAAGGTGAAAGATATTCAATAGTGTCATGGGCAAGATAGGAAAAGATTTTAAATTTAAAGTTGTTAAAAACTTTTTATCGAAAGATGAGTTAGACTTACTATCAATTTATGGTGAAATAAAACATAGAATAAACGGTGATAGTTTTGATTTTGTACAAAACAACAATTGGGATACTTATTATTATGGCGATCCTATTATAGAATCACTTTTATATAAAAAAAAACAAATAATAGAAAAAGAAGTAAACTTAAATCTTTTAGGAACGTATGCTTTTTGGAGAATGTATACAAAATTTTCAGAATTGAAAAAACATACTGATAGAGAAGCCTGTGAAATTAGTGTTACTGTAAACATAAATAGTGATGGAACTGAATGGCCAATATATATGGATGGTGAGGCAATAAATTTAAATGTAGGAGATGCAGCAATTTATTTAGGATGTGAAGTAGAGCATTGGAGAGAACCTTTTTTAGGTGACTATCAAATGCAAGCTTTCTTACATTATGTTGATAAGGATGGTAAAAATAAAGACCATTACTTAGATAAAAGGGCCTATTGGGGATTACAAAAGTCATGATGATGTTTAAATGTGAGGCGCCTATTCTCAAAGATAAATTTGAAAAACATTATTTTTACAAAGATAAATTGTTACAAATTATAAATAATCAAAAAGAAAATTTTAAATCTTTTAAAGAAGATCGATTAAAAAAATGTGATTGGGAGGATTCGAAAAATTTTGATAGAGTGTGGGTAAAATTAATTATTGATGATTTATCAAAACAATTAGCAAAATTTGCAGATCATTTAGGTTTTAAAAAATGTATAATTTTCGATCTATGGAATCAACAATACGATAATCAAGGTGAACATGGATGGCATGTTCACGGACATAATTATACTGGTGTTTATTATCTAAACTTTAACAAAGATTGTGCAAAAACAAGATTAATAGATCCATATGAAAAAAAATACTTTATAGATATAGAGGCCGAAGAGGGAGATATTATTATTTTCCCCTCGACAATAATTCATACTTCTCAAGTACAAAAAACAAGTTTTTTAAAAACAATTATATCTTTTAACATATCTTTTGATGATATAAAAAAGGCCATATATGAAAATAAAAATAGGGAGGTTAAAATAATAAAATAAAAATTATACAAAACAATGAAATTTAAACAGAGTGAAAAAGATGGTTCTTGTGAAATAGTGTTTACAGAAAAGGAGTGTCAGATAATTCAAAAAAATAAATCTCTATATCTTTCACCAGAGTTTCTGAGACACTTCGGAAACAATCTTGTTAAAATTGTAATGGAATTTAATAGAAGAATAGACCCTTCTTTACAAACTCTAAATACATTTGAAAACACAGAAATTGAAACAAAAAAACCTACTAATAGCAAGGTTTAAAAACACTTCTATATGGGGTATAATACCTTATGCCTTTAACAAATGTACAAATAGCACCTGGATTTAATAAACAAGTCACTGAAGTAGGGGCCGAAGGTCAATGGACAGACGGTGATTTTGTCAGATTCAGATATGGACTTCCAGAAAAGATTGGTGGTTGGGAACAACTTTTATCAGGCACTATAGTTGGTGCTGCAAGAGAACAATTTATTTGGGCAGATTTAGATGGAAGAAGATACGCTGCTATTGGGACTAATAGAGTTTTAATTATTTATTATGAAGGTGCATTTTATGACATTACACCTTTGGCGACAGCGATAACAGGTTGCACATTTGATACCGTAAATACTTCAGCCACTGTAACTGTAAACAAAGCAGCTCATGGTCTAGAGGCTGGAGATCTATTTACATTTACATCAGTCACACCACCAGTAGGTGCAGGTTATTCTGCAGCAGACTTTGAAACAAATACTTTTGAAGTAATTTCTGTTCCCGGTAGTGATGATTTTACAATTACTATGGCATCGGCAGCAGGGACAACTGTAAACGGAAGTGGTTCTGCTACAATTAACCCATACGAAAAAGTAGGATCATTATCACAAACATACGGATTTGGTTGGGGCACAGCTTTATGGGGTGGTGGTCAGCAAGTTTTTTCAACTTTAAACGGTGCTCTTTTAGATGATACAGCTGGCACTGGAGGTTCTGGTACATCAATAACATTATCATCAACTACTGGTTTTCCTGCTACTGGAACTATAAAAGTTGGAGCAGAATTTATTTCCTATACTGGTATTTCTTCTAATGATTTAACTGGCATCACAAGAGCAGCTGCGGGCACTAGATCTGCACATTCAGATGGAGCAGGAGTTGAATATTTTACTGGTTGGGGCGAAGCTTCTTTATCACAAACTTTATCAATTGATCCTGCGTCTTGGTCCTTAGATAATTTTGGCCAACAATTAATTGCGACTATTAAAAATGGTAGATCATTTTCATGGAATCCTATTAATGCAGATTCAAATGCTCTTAATACGAGAGCGGTAGTTATTTCAAATGCACCAACTGCATCAGTTATGTCATTAGTCTCAGACAGGGATAGACACCTATTTATGTTAGGAACAGAGACAACTATAGGAAGTGGTGGCACACAAGATAAATTATTTATTAGATTTTCAGATCAAGAAAATATTAATAATTATACAGCAACTTCAACAAACACAGCAGGGTCATTTAGATTAGACTCTGGAACAAAAATTGTAGGAGCTGTAAAAGGTAAAGATTATACTTTTGTTTTAACTGACAGTGCTGCATATGTGATTCAATTTGTTGGGCCACCTTTTACTTTTTCTGTTAGGCAGGTTGGTTCTAATTGTGGAGCAATAGGCCAACACTCAATAAAATATGTAAATGGAGCAGTATATTGGATGGGAGAAGCTGGAGGTTTTTTTGTTTACGATGGTACTGTTAAGGCTTTACCTTGTTTAGTTGAGGACTTTGTATTTACAACTAAGGGAGATAACCTAGGAATTAATTATGACAATGGAGAATCAGTATATGCTGGATTATATACACTATATGAGGAGATAGTTTGGTTCTATCCAAAATCAGGTAGTGACAATGTTGATAGATGTGTAACCTACAATTATCAAAGTGGGGTTTGGACGACAGGTTCTTTAGCAAGAACTACCTATGTAGATGCTAATCTATACGATCATCCTTATGCAACTGAATTTAATTCTACAGGCACTCCGACCTTTCCAACTATTCAAGGTGTAACAAATAGCAATGGGTCTACAATATATTACGCACATGAAAAAGGTGTGAATCAAGTAGATGCTACAGGAGCAAAAACAGCAATTCCTGCTTTTATACAATCAGGTGATTTTGATTTAAACATAGGAGGCGATGGCCAATTTTTTATGAGTATGAGAAGATTTATTCCAGATTTTAAAGTTTTGACAGGTGATGCAAGAGTAACAATTAATCTTAGAAGTTTTCCAACGGACACCGCAACCTCATCACCCTTGGGTCCGTTTACAATTAATAACACAACAAACAAAGTTGACACCAGAGCTAGAACAAGATTTGCAAGTTTAAAAATAGAAAACACATCTACTGATCAAAGTTGGCGTTATGGGACTTTTAGAGCAGATATTCAACCAGACGGAATGAGGGGATAATGGAAAATGAATTAGGTTTTGGTATGCAACCCTTGGGTATTGCTGCATTTGCTCCACCAGAACAACAACTTCCTGACATGAGAGATGTTATTGGAACAGCCGTAACTAATATGGCAAAACAAAAAGCAATAGATGTGGCTGCAAGTAAACTTGGTTTACCTGCATTAGGCAAAGCACTCGGATTGAGTTCAACTCTCACTGGCCCTTTAGGTTTTGGTTTTTTAGGTCCAGTTGGTTTAGGCATTGGTGCTTTATCAGGATTTAACAATCGTCTTCAAACAAGTACTTTTGGAAGATCAAAAACTATAGCTGATTATTTACAAGCAAAAAGAACAGAGAAAGCAATAAGAAGAGAACAGACAAGAGACTTACAAGACAGAATAAACAAAGGACAATTTGGAACTGTTACCACAAGAGATGCTTATAGAGGAGGCCAATATAGTGGAGGTGACGGTCAAGCAAGCACGGGTTCTTCCGCTGAACGAGGAGCAGCTTTACATGGCTAGAGTAGACATTGTAATACCTGAACCCTCTGTTGAATATACAGAAGAAAACCAAAGACAGATAAATCAGTCTTTACGAACGATGCAAGATAAGTTAAATACAACTTATCAACAAGAAATTAAAAATGAACAGGATACGTTTAATTACTTTTTATCATGACAATACAATATAAAAACGCAGGCATAAATTTATCCACAACAGACACAACCGATATATTGACATCACCAACTAATGCAAGATGTTTGATAAAGCAGATACAGATCGATAACACATCTGGGAGTCCTGTCAATTTATCTGTGCAGGTTACTGATTCCTCTGCCACTGCAACTTTTAGGATAAGCGGTAATCCCATTGCAGCAAATACAACCAAAGACATTATTGATAAAACATTAGTGCTTGAGGAGGGTGATGTTTTGAAAATGACCGCTGGCACTGCTAACGAGATACAAGGAATTGTAAGCTATGCGCAGATAGATAGATCTCAGGAAAATGGCTAGACAAAAATTTGTACATTACGTCCCGAGGCCTAAGCCTAGAAAAAGACCCAGAAGACATAAAAAAAGTCTTTCAAAATCCGAAAAAAGATCATATAAGAAATATAACAGACAAGGAAGAGCATGAAAGATCTACCAAAGATACCCGCAGAGGCAAAAGAAATAATTAAGAATAAGAGGACCGGTAAGGTATATAACAGCAAAGCAGAATTCGATGCAGATGTAGCAGATCCAAATACAGATACAACTAATGATGATTTTAGACAAGATTTAGAAATTAAAGTTACTCGTGTAAATATAGAAGCACATACAAAAAAATAATGAAACCTAGAGGTGCTACAGAATTACAAATGGAACTACTCCATAAGCACGTTCCTAATGAATTATTAGATAAAGCACAAATTTGTACTTCTATACCAGGAAAAGTTCCGTTAGATCCAAACAAACTTAATATTCTTTGGCAAAAAAATTCTTGGGACCAACCAAACTTACAAAACTTTTTTAGAAACAAAAAAAGACATGATGAGTATGATTGGTACGTTTTCAATTCACATTGGAACTTTGAAAAGTTTAGATATTTTTTTCAATTACCTGAAGACAAATGTATGGTTATAAAAAATGGTGTTGATCATTTTCCAAAAAGAAAAATATACAAACGTGGTGAACCTATAAAAATTATACATCATTGTACACCTTGGAGAGGTTTAAATGTTTTATTATTAGCAATGCAGTATGTTCAGAGTAAAAATGTAACTTTAGACGTATATAGTTCTAATCAAATTTATGGAAGTGAGTTTTCGGAAAAAGCTAATAGCGACACAGCAGCTTTGTTTGATCAAGCAAAAAAACTACCTAATGTAAATTACATAGGATACAAACCTAATGAATACATATTAGAACATATGACAGACTATGATCTATTTGTATATCCATCTATTTTTGAAGAAACATTTTGTGCTTCAGCTTTAGAGGCTATGGCATCTGGTTTGCATGTAATTACAACGAACTTTGGAGCATTACCAGAAACTTGTGCGGAATGGCCTGTATATGTTAATTACACAAAAAATTTAGAACTATTAGCCGTCAGCATTGCAGGCGCAATAGATGTATGTGCAGGGTATTTACATACGGATACAATTCAAAATCATTTAGAAGAACAACAAAAATATTACAAAAGATTTTATAGTTGGGATAAAAAAGCTATGGAATGGCAAAATTTTTTGAAAGGGGCATTACGTGTCAAACAATAAGTATATAAATGAAGATACATACCAAACACTGCATGAAGTAAATATTGAAGTGCAATCAGATTATGAAAAGGCTGTTGAACCATTATGGAAAGAAAAAACAGAGCAATACAAAAAATTTGAGGTATTTGTTGCTACTCCTGTTCATAGTGAAGTTTCTATACATTACACACAAGCTTTAATAGAATTTCAACAAGAATGTTTTAAACAAAAATTAAAAGTATCCTTTCATTTAGTTAAATCATCTTTAGTTACACAAGGTAGAAATCTTTCTGTTGCTGGTTTTTTAGAATCAAAAGCTACACATTTATTGTTCATAGATTCTGATATTTATTTTCAAGGTAAATCTATATTTAGTATGTTAAAATTAGATAAACCCATAATATCTGTGCCATATCCATTAAAAGCACTTATGTGGGATAAAGCTTTTGAAAAAATGAAAAAAGGTTTAATTAAATCACCTGATGATATTAGACGTGCACTGCACTCTTATCCAATGAAAGTGCCCAATCCAGAAAACATAAAAGTAGACAAAGGAGTCATAGAAGTAACTGATTCACCAACTGGATGTATGTTAATCAAAAGAGAAGTTATAGAGAAAATGATTGACAAATATCCTGACAAAAAAATAGTACAAAAGACAGTTATCAATGGACAATATGTTGATAAGCCTAATATGTGGAACTTTTTTGATACACTACATGACCCAAAAGAGAAGACCTATAACGGTGAGGATTTCGCTTTCTGTAAGCTTTGGAGGGACTTAGGTGGTAAATGTTATGCCTATATCAATGATTCCATAGTTCATGTGGGTGAACACCAATATCAAGGTAAGTTTTACGATGAGTTGATATCAACCAAGTAAAATGGTAATATTATATATTTAAGATCTTAAAAGGAGAATTTTATAAATGCTACAATTTTTACCCTACGCATTAGCTGCTTACGGAGGTTATCAAGGTTACAGGCAAGCTAAAGATGCAGGGGCTTCAGGTATTGGTAGATTATTAGGGACTGCAGGTGGGGCTTATACTGGTTATAATTTAGGACAAGCAGGTGGATTTGCAGCAAGAGCAGGTTTTCAACAACCACAATTTTTAAGTAGATTTCCAGGATTTGGTAGAGAAACAAGACCAGGTGCATTTCAATTACCTCCAGGAGGAGGCAGAGACCCAAGTAAACAGTTTGGTATGCCAACAGGAACATCATTACCTTCAGCAAATCCAGGAGATGTGCCAACAAGATCAATTAGTGATCTTTTATTAAGAAAGAAAGGATCAG